GCCAGACGGGGTGGTCTTTGCTGGTCGTGCAAGCGACAAGGAATTGGGCCTGTCCATGCGTGTGATTCGCCAATATACAATCAACAACGATTCGATTCCTACACGGGTTGATGTGTTGTACGGTTGGGCACCCTTGTACCCTGAACTCGCTTGCCGAGTTGCAGCTTAATTAACTAAGAAAGGAAACGCATCATGGCTAATCCAGGCGCAGCAACCACCGTAACCAACCACCCTAGTCAATTGGCGACCAATCAAGCCTTGCGCTTGATCGCCTCTGCACAAGGTGTGAACCTCAACTTAGTTGCCGACACTATCGCCCCAATCTTGGTGGCAGGCCGTGTCAGCGTACAAAGCATCATTGTGACCAACGCATCAGTTAGCTTGGACACTGCTTATTTGGCAGTGTATACAGGCGCTGGCGCTACTGGCACAGCAGTTAAATCTTCTTATGCTTTGTCAGGTAACACCACAGCCGCTAAAGCTGTTGTAACTGCCGCAACGTCTACCGATGCCATTACAGGCACACCCCTTTACATCCGTAATACGGTTGTTCAGGGCGCAGCGGCTACCGCTGATGTGTTCATCTATGGTTATGACCTGACTTTCTTGCCTTAAAAATGGCTTGAAACAATAGAAAAGGCTGCCCTCAAAAGGGGTGGCTTTTTCTTTTTATGAGCCTATAATTTGATGAACCTATCAAGGACTAAAAATGTCAACTGTGAACGCATTTACCCCTAGAGGGCAGACTTATCTTGTCACAACGTCTGATGTTCAAATCAAGACACAAGATAACGCCAACGCTATTTCCTATCGCATCCGAAATTTGGCAACAACTACAGCTTACTTTGGTTACAAGCCTGCTGACCCAACTGGCGCTGCTGTGGCGGTCGGAACTGTAACAACTCCAACAGCTGGAAGCCCATCACAGAACGTGATCGGGATGTTTCCACAGTCAGTAGAGGTGTTCACCTTGCCTCCTAATATGTGGATCAAATCTGATACGGCTAATGCCTTTGAAGTCATTGCAGGTGTAGGAATATGATCCGTGGTTTAGGCATTAGGGCTTATCGCTTCATGTGTACGTTTGGCGATGCCCGTGTGTTTGGCGATCTTTTGCAAGAAGATGGGTTTGCTATCTTGCAAGAAGATGGCGGGAAAATTGTTCTGGAGTGATCTAAATGTCTGTTTATTTATCTCCAATTGGTGGTGCAGCATCACAGTTCTTTGATAACGATGGCACGGTTCTGGCTGGTGGAAAAATATACACCTATGCTGGTGGTACATCTACACCTAAAGTAACTTACACAACCTCTGCTGGAAGTGTTCCCCATGCCAATCCGATTGTTTTAGATTCTGCGGGTCGAGTACCAGGTGGGGAAATATGGCTTCAAGCAGGTTCTTATAAATTTTCTGTTTTTAACGCTGCAAGTGTTTTAATTGGAACTTATGACAACATCACAGGCGCATTTAACCCTGCGAATATTCAAGTTGTAAATGGCACTGGGAATGGTGTCTTGACTACTTTTAGTATGCCAACAACACCAATCAGCGTTTTGCAGTCAAACATTTACATCAACGGCGTGTACCAAAACAAAAATTCATACACTCTTGCGGGATCAGTATTTACTTTTACGCAAGCACCTCCTTTGACCTCTGTTATTGAGTTTAATTACTATTAAGGGATAAATCATGGCTGACAAAAAAATCTCCGCACTAACGGCATCAACCACACCGCTTGCTGGCACAGAAGTATTGCCAATTGTTCAAAGCGGCACAACCAAACAAGTCAGTGTTGCTAACCTGACATTGGGTCGTGCGGTAGGTATGTTGTCGCTTGCTGTTAACAAGACTTCTCCAACATATGGCATCGACTATATAGAAGGCGCATCTTCTACAACTATGCGTATGGCAACATCGTCAGCTGTGGCTGGTTCATGCACTCAGCTTTTTGAAGTTTCAAACGACTTTAGCGGTATTAGCCAGTCATATATAAAAGGCATTGGCCCTGGTGGAAGTGGACTTAGCCAATTGTCGTTTGGTGTATCAATTACTACAGGTGCTTCAACAGCCACGGATGTGGCCCGTTTTGACACTAGCGGCAATTTCCGTCCAAGCGCAGACAATTCTTATAGTTGCGGCACTGGTGCGCTACGTTGGTCGGTAATTTATTCTGCGACAGCTCTTATCAATACATCAGATGGCACAATGAAGACCGTTATCGGTGGCATTGATGAAGCTGAAAAGCGTGTTGCTCAACAAATCAAAGCAGGCATCAAGAAGTTCAAGTTCAACGAATCCATTGCTGAAAAAGGCGATTCCGCTCGTATTCATTGGGGCGTTATTGCTCAAGATGTCCAGGCTGCTTTTGAAGCTGAAGGTTTGAACGCTGAACAATATGGAATGTTTTGCTCAGACACTTGGTTTGAAAAAGATGGAGAGCGCGTTTTGGATAAAAACGGCGAGATTATGACATCTGGCGATGCTCCTGAAGGTGCGGTTAAAGTCACAAGACTTGGCATTAGATATGAAGAATTGTTTGCCTTTGTCATTGCGTCACTTTAAGGAATTGAAATGGCTTTGACCAAAGTATCCTATTCAATGATCAAGGGGGCTGTTGCCAACGTGCTTGATTTTGGCGCTGTTGGCAATGGAGCAACAAATGATACAGCTGCAATTCAAGCGGCAGTTGATTCTTTGACCCCAGGTGGGGGAACTGTTTATCTACCAAACGGAACGTACTTGGTTGACACCATTGTTTTTCCGTATGACAACGGAGTAACAAACACCACAGTCGATACGGTAATCAATTTTATTGGTTCGGGAATGACATCAACTATTTTGTTGATGAACAATCCAGCAAACCCAGTTATTGCAATGAGCAGAGCTGTTGCCAATTACAGAATGACAGGGGCAACATTTAGCGATTTTGCTGTTAAAGCAAATTCAACAGGTTCAGTTGCAAACGCAAATCACATTGGAATTGATGCAATTGGTTTTGATGCGGTAATTTTCCGCAGAATAAGTTTTATGTCTAATGGGGCTACTGGTTCTGTTTCTGCAATGTTTAGGACTAAAGCTCAACCACAACTTTCTTATTCACAAACATTTGAAGGCATTGTGGTACAACAAAATGTTGGCCCAGCCTATGTTATTAAAACAGAAAGCAATGGAGTTAACGCATTAGATAACACTAACATTATCCAAATTAGAGATTGCTATGTATACGCAAACTCAAACATGACTGCTGCATTTGACATGTCGGCGTGTTCTTTGTATGAAATAATTAATTGCGAAATGGAGCAAAGCGGTAATTATGGAATTATTTGTGGGCTTAGAGGGACAATTATTGGAAATTGGTTTGAAGTACCTAATATTAGTCCATTGCAATTTGTAGACTTAGTTACAGGGGCTTCAAGCGAAAACACTATAATTGGCAACTATTTTAGTGGTTTTAGCGGTGCTATTAATCAACCATCTGCAAACAATACAAACAATATTTTTATTAACAATGCGGGAGGCGCTTGGACATTAACTGGCGCAGCTAAAAAGTACGTTATTGGCGCAGGGGCAAATCCAGCCGCCCCAGTTGTTACAAAAACGTCTGGTGGTACAGGAACATTGACTCTTGTTTCGGCAAATCTTGTGTCAATCATGGATCAGACATATCAATTGCTGTACACGTTTACTCCAACAGCATCTGGAAATTTTGGTTTTACGGTAACAGCACCTACGGGATATAACAACATAAAAATGATTACATCTGCATATGATGGTGCAAATAATGTGCCGTATACCTGCTCTGTTTCATACCCAAACACAGGTTTTATTATTACTGCGCCAAACACTAATTTAATAAGTCTGTATGTCCAAGTGACAATGCAATGAGGAACCATTATGAAATTCACTTGGTCGGTTAAACAACTTAACGTCATCCCAACAAAAGGTCAATACTCAGATCTTGTGCATTCAATTGCTTGGGAAGTAATTGGTGTTGATGGCGAAGATTCTGCTTCAGCATTTGGCGCTCTGTCTGTCAACACGGATAATGTTCAAAACTTCATAGCATACCAAAACCTAACTGAGGAACAGGTTTTGTCTTGGGTCTTTGCTGTACTAGGACAAGATGGAAAGACAAAATCTGAGTCTGAAGTTCAAGCAGTAATTGAAGCCAAAAAATCATTGGTTAAGATTGTTCAAAAAACATCATTGCCTTGGCAGGTATAAAAGCAAGACTGTAAGGATAAAAAATGACTCAGCCAATCGACATTATCACCAGAGCCATGAAGGATATTGGCGCTGTTGCCGCTGGTGAAGTGCCAACGCCTGATGAAGCGCAAGATGCCTTAGATATGCTGAACGATATGTGTGCTCAGTGGTCAAACGAAAACATGATGGTTTTCTATCGATCAGAGATCATATTTCAAACGACTCAGAACCAAGTGCAGTACACCATTGGCCCAAGCGGACAGATGGGCGCAACCTTTACTGGTTCGATTGCGGGAACAACTCTTACAGTGCCTGCTAATGCTGTTACCGCTGGTGGCATCAACATCGGCATGACTTTAAGCGGCGCAGGCATCACTGCTGGAACGCGCATTGTGGCCTTTAAAACGGGCGCTGGTGGCAATGTTAACGAGGGCGGCACATACACTGTCAGTCCAAGCCAAACAGCTTCTAGTACAACGATTACAGCCTACTACGAACGCCCTTTGACGATTGAATCAGGTTTTGTTCGTGTGGCAACCATGCAAGGCGGCTCAAACATTGCGGGTGGTTACTTAGACTATCCTTTGACAATCTTTAGCCTTGAAGAATACGAATCTATCGGCATCAAGCAATTAAATGGCCCTTGGGCAAAGGGCATCTACTATCAGCCTTCAGAATTGCTGGGGACGATCTATGTCTACCCCAATCCTTCACAGGGCGAGTTGCATTTGTTTACCCAAACAATTTTCAGGGAATTCCAAAGCCTGAATGACACTATTCAGCTTCCGCAAGGCTACAACATGGCTTTGCGGTGGTGCTTGGCTGAAAGACTTTTGCCGATGTTTGGCAAAGTAAATCCAGTTCAAATTGGAATGATCAACGCTTACGCAGCGCAAGGTAAGGCAACCATCAAGCGCACTAATATGAAGCCAGTGCAAGTCGCACGATACCCTGACAGCCTAATGACAGGTCGGGCAAGGGACGCTGGCTTTATTATGGATGGGGGCTTCCGATAATGGCAGACTTTGGCTTTGTCGGAACCTCATATACCACTCCATCGATCTACCAAAACGATCAGGAGTGCATTAATTTCTTTGCTGAAATTGATCCTACCAAGCAAGCTGGTGAGCGTGGGATTGTGGCGCTGTACCCAACTCCAGGCTTATTGCTAAAAACACAACTTGCAGCTGCTGAAGTTCGTGGTCTTCACACTTTGTCAGGTGGTCAAATTCTGATTGCTGTGTCTGGATCAAGTGTGTACTCTGTCAATAACAACATGGTGGCAACACAGATCGGAACATTGTTTAGCACAACTGGACAAGTATCCATTAGCGACAACATCACGACAAATAACGGTTTAACTGCTTACATTGTAGATGGCCCAAATCGCTACACTTGGGTTGCTTCAACAAACACCTTTGCGGTATTGCCAAGTTCTGATGGCCCTTGGATAGGGGCAAGCGTTACAGAACAGGTTGACAATTATTTTTTGTACAACGAGCCAGGAACCCAAAATTGGGCTTGTAGTGACTTAGGTTTAGCTTCATCATCTTTGGCCCTCTATGGCACAGCTGATGGCTACAGTGACCTTTTGGTAAGCATAATTGTTAACCAAAGACAGGTTTATTTGTTAGGCGAAACAACCACCGAAGTTTGGACGGACGTTGGTAATGTTATTCAAGGAATTACAACTTTTCCATTTCAACGAGTGCCTGGCACATCTTCCCAAAAAGGTCTTGGCGCACAATTTTCAGTGGCTCGTTTAGATGGAAGTTTTGTTTGCGTAACGAGAGACAATCGCGGAGATGGCACGATTGAAATGATGCAAGGCTACTCATGGGTACGAATTTCTACTCATGCTGTTGAGCAATCATTGATTGATCAATACACTGGTGATGCAGTTGCTTACAGCTACCAGATTGAAGGCCATGAAATGTATGTCTGCACCTTCCCATCGGTGGGTGAACATGGGCTTACATGGGTTTATGACCTGTCTACAAAGTCATGGCATAAATGGCTTTATTGGGATGCAGTCAACGCTGTTTACAAGCGCCATCGTTCAAACTGCGGTGCTTTTTTCAACAATATGTATATCGTTGGCGATTACGAAAACGGCAAACTCTACAGTTTAGAAAACGCTGTTTATACGGATGATGGCGCAACAATCAGGCGCTTGCGTAGAGCGCCTCATCTGACCACTGATTTGCAACGGCAATATTTTGAGGAATTCCAAATTCAATTCCAACCTGGTGTTGGTTTGAATACTGGTCAAGGCGATGATCCGCAAGCTATGCTGAGATGGTCAAATGATGGCGGCTCTACTTGGTCAAACGAGCATTGGGTAACTATTGGCAAGATTGGACGATATTTGAATCGCGCCATTTGGAGGCGCTTGGGTTGGTCACGGGACAGAATTTTTGAAGTTGTGCTAACCGACCCTATCAAAGCGGTTGTTGTTTCTGCAAATCTGAAAGCAAGCGCAGGGGATAACTGATGGCTACGGCACTTCCGAATACAAACATAAACATCCCGTATTCGGCTTTTCTTGACCCGACTACTGGACGTCCTTCTCAGCCTTGGCTGCAATGGCTGATGAATCCATCAGTGATGTCTATAAATATTAGTAGTGCTATAGCGGTCACAGCAGGTGGAACTGGCCTTACAACTATTCCAACAAATGGGCAGTTGCTGATTGGTAATGGTACAGGCTACACCCTCAACACATTAGGGGCTGGTGCTGGTATATCAGTCACAAACGGTTCAGGAACAATCACCGTTGCCAATACGGGTGTTCGTAGCTTTTCTGCTGGAACAACGGGTTTAACGCCAAGCACTGCCACAACTGGTGCAATTGTTTTGGCAGGCATTCTAAATGTTGCAAATGGTGGAACTGGAGTTGCTACAGCCACTGCAAACACAGTGTTTGCTGGCCCTACAGCGGGAGCCGCTGCTCCTCCTTCATTTAGGGCTTTGGTTGCTGCTGATATAACTGGATTGACTAATTCAGCGCCAGTTACAAAGACTGCTGATTTCTCAGTTGCGGCAAGTGATTTATGGCTTATTAACAATAAGTCGGGTTCAACTTGTACGGTGACGCTTCCTTCTGCATCGGTCTATTCAGGTCGCATATTGCATTTCCAAAACTACCAAGTCCAGGCATTGGTGTCAGCTTCAAGTAATGTTGTGCCAATTGCTGGTGGCGCTGCGGGGACCTCTATCCTTGTTGCAAGCTCTGGTGATCAAGCCACCTTGGTGTCAGATGGGTCTAATTGGTTGATGACACAATACATTCCGAACAACATTCTTTTGCTGGAAACGTAATGGATTTATCTGAATTAAATGATCAATTGCAAGGTCAATTTGAGTGTGATTTAGGCATTGTCCATCACTTTTCTGATGGCCTCTATGCCAAGGAAATGCATATTCCCAAAGGGTTCACAGCAGGCACCCATGCTCACTCTTTCAGTCATTTAAGTATGTTGGCTAAAGGGCGTGTCAAAGTGACCACAGATGATTACAATTACGAATATACAGCCCCTGCTTGCATAGAAATTAAAGCGGGTATGCATCACATGATTGAGGCTCTAGAAGATACTGTGTGGTTTTGTATCCATGCAACTGATGAAACAGACCCCGAAAAAGTTGATCAAGTTTTGATCGAAAGGAAATGATATGCCATTAGCATGGATAGCCGCTAATCCATTAGCATCTGCAATTGGAGGCAGTGCGCTTGCAGGACTTTTTGGGTCAAATCAACAAGCTAACGCAGCAAACCGTGCCGCACAACTTCAATCTGATGCGGCTGCACGGGCGGCTGCGCTTCAAGAAAAACAATACGCTGATTTAGCACCTTACCGCGAATCAGGTCAACTTGGACTGAATAAAATCCAAGAGATGCTTCCTTACTTCACAAAAGAAGTAACAGCACAAGATTTGCGTAATATGCCTGGTTTTGAGTTTGGTTTAAATCAAGGCACAGGCGCAGCTGGTCAAGCAATGAATGTTGGTGGTGGTGGCTCGAATGTAGATTTGGCAAGAACTAAATTTGCAACGGATTACGCTACTAACGTAGGTTTGCCTCAATACCTAGCACAGCGAACTGGCATTTTTAACACGTTGGCAAGCATTGCGGGTATTGGTCAAAAAAGCCAAGAACAATCAGGAAACATCGCATCTAACATTGGTCAGCTTGGTGTTGGCGGTGCTTCTGCCTTGGGTGCAGGCCAGATCGGTGCGGCTAATGCAATGGCTGGCGGCTATGGGCAAATTGGCAATGCCGCAGTTTTGGGCAGTTTGATAAGGCCACAAGGATATTCAGCTTCACAAATTGCTAATGCTAATGCAACAAATGTTCCAACATCTGCACCAGCATTAGGTTCGGATTTTGAAAAATATTTGGTGGCTTAAAAAATGGCTGATTTTAATTTCAAACCAATTGGCACAGAAGTTCGCCCCGTTCAGGGTGCGTCCCTTGGTGACATGATAAACATTGCCCGCGGCGCACAGCAGTATCAACAAGCTCAACAAATTAATCCTTTAGAACTTCAGCAAAAACAACAAGCCACTCGCACAGGCGAAATTGCTTTGGGTGTTGAAGAACAAAAAAATAAAGAGCGTGGAAATTTTCAGGCTTTAATGTCAAATCCTGAAGAAATCATGACTGAAGGACGGTTTGATCCCGTTAAATTTACTTCCATGATTCCTAAAATCATGCCATTAACAGGCGTTCCCGCTATCAATGATTTAACCAATTTGGCTAAATCTCAAACTGAAGCGTTTTCTGCCAAGCGGAATATGGATCAAAACACCCGTCAGATCATTGCTTCCAAACTTGGATTGCTTGGTCGTGCTGGCGTTAAAGACCCTGCACTTGTTGCTAATGAATTGAACAATTTGGTTGTTGAAAGCAATAACGATCCTGAAGTTAAAAGATTGGTTACAGAAGCCTATTTGCCAATTTTTACGAAGATTCCGTCTGAGGGTTTACCTGATGCATTGATTAAATCAGGTCAAAGTTTGTGGTCACCTAAAGAACAGCAATCTACACTTGCACCAACAATTACAACAACAGAAAGCGGCAGAACTGTTACCACTACCCCTGGAATTGGTGCAGCCGCCCCAACTGCGACTTTTGGTGTTGCGGGTGGTATGCAAGCGCCAGCACAATCCGCAGGCCCTGTTAGTGCGGGTGCAGAAGTAGCGCCAGGTATGCGTGTGCCTTATCCCGTTCGAAAAGCAGATCAGCCTTACATGGCTGAACCTACTGAAATCAAAGACCAGGCAGCTGGTCAAGAATACAGAACCAGATTGGTAAACGCACAGGGTGATTTGCCAACTGGTCGTAGGAATGTTGAAGAAGTAATCAAACAAGCCAATCTTCTAAACGAAAATCTTTACGATATTGAAAAAGGTGGCGGGATTGCTGGTCAAATTGGTCGAAAAATTCGCATGGCTGTTAACAGTGCAGACTATGATATTTTGGCTAAAGACCTTGCGCGATTGGCTTTGTCTAATGCTTCAGCTATGGGCGGTGCTGGCAATACTGTTTCTGGCTTGGATATGCAGCAAGTGGCTAACGGCACAATCAAAATGCCTCCTGAAAAGTTGGTGGAAATTGCTCGTAGGGTTCAATCTGATCAAACCAATCTTGATTTGCAAGCAAAAGGCGCACAACAATTTGCACAGCGATTTGGCGACAACAACATGAAGGCTTATCAGCAAGCATGGAACGCTAACGCTGACAGCAAAGTTTTTGAGGCAATGAACATTGTTCGTTATGTTACAGACCCTGCAAAACAAAAAACGGAATTAAATCGCTTATTTCCTGATCCAAGCCAATACAAAGAATTCTTGACTAAATATCAAAACATTAAGAAACTGTCTGACACTGGGAGTTTGTAATGGCTGATGTATTAGAACAATTCTTTGGTGGTGGTCAAGCGGTAGCAGAGCCATCTAACAAGCCTGTCAATAATCCAGGCAATATGCGTCCTGTTGGTGGTTCAGGTTTTCAAAAATATGCAACACCTGAAGAAGGAATTGCTGCGGCTGATAAAAATCTAAAAATTTACGGAGAAAAACACGGCATCAATACATTGCGTGGTGTAATTTCTAGATGGGCACCTCCTTCAGACAATAACGACACAGAAACATATATAAATACTGTTGCAAAAAAAGTTGGAATCGATCCAAATCAAAAGATTGATTTATCTGATCCTGTCCAGCGTCATGTTCTAAGTGGCGCAATGTTTACAGTTGAAAAAGGTGCAAAAAATCTTTTTAAAACTGGACAACAAACTACACAAAATCAAACAACACCAACTTCTAATGATCCATTAGAAGCGTTCTTTTCTGGCAAAGCACCTAAAGCCACACTTATGCAAGAAAGCGAAGCGGGTGGTGGTCGTGGTTCTTATGCAGGGTTTAATGCTGAACAAAAGGCTATTGCTGAAGGCCAATCAAACCGTGAGCCAAGACAATCAGAAGGCACTGCGGTCGGTCGTGCTGCGGGTCGTTTGTTAGGTCAAATTCAAGAAGGCAAAAGGGCTTTGGGTGAACGAATGGCTGGCGCAGCCGATGTTTTATATTCACCCGTACCCGCCATTTATGGCGCAGGGGTTCAGGCTTTGGCAAGAACAGCCAATACACCTGAACGTGCAGAACAAATTGGGCAAGCAGCTGCGGCATCAATTGACAAGCCTTTGGGCAAAGCCTTTGGCATAACAGGCAAAGAAACATACCAACAACCTTTAGGCGGTATCACAGAACCTGTTGCCAAAGAAATAAACCGAATGTTTAATGTGCTGGGAATGACTCCCGAGCAGATTTCTGAGAAAACAGGAATCCCTGCACAAGACATTAGAAACATGGTGGTGATTGGTTCTATTGCTTTGCCACAGGCTTTGAAAGAAGTTGCCCCTGCTGTTAAACAAGCAGGGCAAGCAGTAGCAAAGCCTATTCGTGAAGCGGCTGCGGAGTTGCAAGTTCAACGACCAGGAGCCACACCAGCAGAAGCACAAGCGCAGTTTCAGGCAATGCAAGGCAAGCCTGGAAGCATGGGCGCAGCTGCGGCATCTGACAATCCTTATTTGGGCAAAATTTCAGGTGAAGAACGAGGTGGAAGTGAATTATTCCCTCAAGTAAAACTTACAAAAATTACAAAAGATGTCCCTGTTCCTGAACAACAATTAAGGTCGCAGTTGTTTCAAGAAGTTTTGCCTGGAGTTCAGCCTAGGCCAGGTGTTGTCACAGGAAATGACAATCTGTTACGAAATGAACACGCTTTAGCAGCAATGGCAGAACCAACTGCGCTTGGCATAAAAATGAAAGAACAAATTGCTAAAGAACAAGTTGGCCTTTCTAAGTTTGCCGAAGATCGTGTGGATGCTACTGGTGCATCACGCAGTTTAATAAATGATGAACAACGTGGACAACGGATTAATGATGTATTTCATGGTGTTGATCCTGAAGATGTTTCAGGCGCAAGCATTAATGGTTATTTGAATCAAGCCAAAAAAGAAATTTATAAATCTGCGCTTGAAAAACAAGGAAACAAACAAATCAGTACAACGCATTTGGATAGTTTTGTAAATGATCCACTTGAAATTTCAACATTCAAAGCAGCAGGCCAAGGTCAATTATTGGAAGGCGCAAAAGAATTAATTGATATGGCAAGAACTACTGGATTCAAAATGCGTGATGGCACAGTCTTGCCACCTGGTTCAGTTGCTTCTTATGATCATGTTCGCAAGATATTCAATGGCCCAAAAATTTGGAACAGGGATAGAGCTAGTTTTATCCGTGATATTAATGGTGCAATTGATCAAGACATTGCTGCCGTTGCTGATCCTGCGCTTTACAAACTTGGTGACAAAATTCACAAGTTGGAAAAAGACTTGTTCAAGTCAAAAGGCATTGACAAAATATTTGGGGAAACTGACCAAAATGGTGTGATTACATCTGCGACAGCATTGGAAAAAATTCCTCAAAAACTTAACAATATGCCAAAAGATCAATGGCGTCATGTTCGTGATACTTTGAATGAATTGGCGCAAGGACGCATACGAAATGCCCCCGAAGGTATGCCACCAGTTCCTAAAGAATTGCAAGATTCTGCCCGTGCTGCTGTAGCTGAAATTGATGGCGCTCTAGCAAGGGAAGTCTATAAAGCTGGAGCAAGCAATGTAGGCGAATGGAGTTCCAAAAAAGCCAACAATGTAATGAATTCCACCATCGGGCAAAAGATTGTGGAAACATTTCCTCCTGAAGAAGTTCAGAAATTTCATGCTCTTAACTATGTTGGACAATTTACACCTGGCTTAAAATATGAAGGTGCTGCTTTGCAACAACGTAGAGTAGGATTGCTTGAAAAAGGTTTGCCTGGAATTGGTGCTACTGCTGGCGCTGCTGTTGGCGGTTTTTTGGGAGAAAGCAATCCAATGGCAATTGGTGGTGGTGCATTTGTCGGTCGGGAAATAGGCGCAAAATTGCAAGCTGGAAAAGCTGCTAGAGCAGAAACAAAAGCTGTGAAAAAAATGGAAAAAGAACAAAAGAAAGCAGCTGAACTTGGCAAACAAACTGGCGTGAACAAAATTCAAGATTTAGGCAAATAATGGAAACCCAACAAATCATCAATGTAGCACTTGGCCTAATTGCTTTTCTTGGTGGTTGGGTGCTTAACAACATCACAAAGACAATTGAGCGTCTTGATACGGATGTTAGGACAATGCCCAGTACATATGTTTCCAAAGACGATTACCGCCGCGACATTGATGACATCAAAGATATGTTGGGCAAGATTTTTGACAAACTAGATAATAAGGTGGATAAATGATTGATCCGTTTGAAGCCTTGGATGCTGTTAACTCTGCTGTCAACTTAGTGAAGAAGGCAGCTAACACTGTTCAAAATGTTGAATCTCTTGGCCCTTTTTTGGGCCGTTATTTTGACGCTAAAGCTAATGCCTTGCAAACAGTAGTAGAAGCCAAGAATGGCGCTTTTAAAGGCTCTGCGCTAGGCAAGGCGATGGAAATTGAGATGGCTATTGCCAAGCATCGGCAGTTTGAGGAAGACCTGAAGAATAAGTTGTTCTACCCGAATCACATGGACTTGTGGAACAACATCAAAGCCCGTGCAGCCGCTATGGAGGTGGAGTTTGCCAAAGCTGCGAAACGCGAGAAGGATGCTGCGGCTAAGCGCAAGAAGGATATTCAACAAGCTGTTGAAGTGGTACTGGCATCACTTGCCGGTGTTTTACTTCTTGGTTTGGTTGGATTCGGTATTTACCAACTCCGAGACCATGGATGAGATTGTTGAGGGTTTCAAGAAATGGTTTAAGTTGGCATGTTATGTTGCCTGTGCTTGGTGGTTTTTAGATTTTGTGTATGTGTTGCCTGAACCATTAGCCAAGAGAGCAATGGACAAGGCGCTGAGTTACCTGCCGTTTTGAGGACTGATATGGATGAGCTTCTTGGACTTCTTAAAGGCGTTGCCCCTGCTCTGGCAACCGCTGTTGCTGGCCCTCTTGGGGGTGCTGCTATCTCCGCTATTGCTGGTAAGTTTGGGGTATCTGATTCTGTGGAAGCTGTGGCTAAAGCAATCGCAGGTGACCCACAGGCAGCGCAGAAACTGGCTGACCTAGAGTTGGAGTACGCCAAGCTGGATGCCGCAGACCGTGATAGCGCCCGTAAGCGTGAACTGGAAATCGCAACCAGTTCTGCTGCGCCCTGGTACTCCAAGATAGTCACACCTGTGTTGGCTATCGGGATGTTCATTCTTTGGGGAACAGTCAATCTTTTGCTGCTCAACAATGCCATTCCTGACGGCATGAGAGAGATTGTGATTCGTATGCTTGGCTCACTGGATGCGGCTAATATGCTAATTTTAAGTTATTACTTTGGCAACTCACACAAGCACTGATTATGAATCTTACTGAAAATTTCACACTGGAAGAGTTGACTCACACAGACCACCGTGAGTTTGACAACACACCTAATGAGCAAGAACTTGAAAACCTTAAACGCTTGGCGGCTTTCTTGGAGCAAGTCAAAACTGTCTTGGGTGGCAAACCCATCATGGTCAATTCGGCTTTCCGATCAAAGCAAGTCAATGATGCTGTGGGCAGTAAAGACACTTCTCAGCATCGCATCGGCTGTGCTGCTGATATTCGTGTACCCGCTATAACCCCTGATGAGGTGGTCAAAGCCATCATTGCAAGTGACCTAGGGTATGACCAAATCATCCGCGAGTTCGACCGCTGGACGCACATCAGCGTGCCCAACGTGGCTGGCGCCGCGCCACGCAAGAGCAAACTGATTATTGACAAGGCTGGCACACGCGCTTACGCATAAATATGCACCCAGTAGACCAATAACGCAAACCACATGACGCCAATCAGCGCGGTAAAAATCCACCAAAGCACATCACAAAATAATTGACGCATGGGGTTGCCATCTTGAGATTCAAGTAGCACTTCACGGATTGCTTGATGTTGGCTGAATTTCATTCAGTGCTTCCCATTCTTCTTGAGTAATCAGCGGTATTGCCACGGGTGGATTGTCCGTTAAAAATTTGCGCAATTTAATTTCTTGTTCAATTCGGTTAAATTCCCAATCTTCATCAGTCATGCAACACCCCGCAATTCCCAACCAAGTAAAAAGTATTTCCAGCGTGTTTGAAGCGCAGGCACAACATAGCGTCCAGTCTCAGACTTTGAAAAGTCAGTGTAGCCGTTAGAAGACATAACTGCTTCAAATGTTTTGTGAGCTTCCGTCATATTTTTCCCGTGATGTTACGCAATAGCGGTAATGGATGCTTGACTGGCGTTACTTTGTAGTTTCCCCAAAAATAAGGGTCTTTGGCAAAGATACTTGGTCGAACTTCTTTTTTCCATTCAAAGGGTGACACTGATTCTGTATTCACTTCCAAAATTTGTTTTTTACGCCATCCAGTCATTTAATTTCTCCATTGCAGTAGATGTAATTTGATCTACAAAACTTTGCATCATCAAGTGAGCAATATCAATATCTGTTCCAGCTATGTAAGCATTGACTAAATCCATGCTTTCATCTTGATCTGGCTCGTAATTCAAGCCCATTGAATCCTTAGACCCAAGTTCAGCGGAAAAGTATTCCAAAAAGCAAACAAGGTCAACACCTTCAACCTCGCAAGCAAATTCAAAAAGCCCAGCAGGACATTCGGGAGTCATACCGACCACCATGCGACCAACAAACAGGCCATGCTTGCGCCAATAACAAAAGCTAATACATATCCCGCCACTTGTTCCCAAAGCGGCTCTGGCTGACCGTGGCCTTGCACATAAATGCACTCAGCAGATGTTCTAGGAGTTTGCAAATTT